TATAAAGGTACTAACGGGAAATTTGTCAATCGACACATACTCGCAAACACCCTTGTAGCCATTGAGTTCAGAAATTGCTGCGTTCATTTCGCCTCTAAGGGCTGGTGTTAATTCTGCTGCGGGGTTATTGGTGCTTCCTATAGGGTATTGCGGAGCCACCCCTAACAACAATATTTGATTTGGGCCAGAACCCGAAACAAGTTCATCTATGCGAGCCTTGTATGCATTTAGTAGTGTTGTCTTTCTACCTGACGTTAAACCGCCTGCTGCGGCTATCCGCGTCATATCGTTCCCGCCCAAGTTAATAATAAACGTATCAACTGAATGGGAGCTACCTAAAACATCAGGTGGGTACACCGCATAATCGCTACTTGTGCGGGCATAAAGCGCATCGCATCTTTGTAGTAAGTCATTGTGAGCGCCGTCATCGGCCCAATCATATATCTGACAACCGCCCCTTGATGAAGACAGTATCTTCCCACCCGCTGGCGATAATCCTCGCGCTGCTAATTTGCCGGTAAGCAAGCAACGGAGGTTTTGGTCAAAGAATTGAAATTGGTCATTGCCAGAGGGGTAATTAGGCAATGACGTTACAGTGCCGGGGTCTGCGTAATTTGTACTAGCCGCCGCCGTTCCCTCGTAGCCTCTGACAATAAGAGGTGGGTTGTGATTTGAGTTTAGTGAGCTAGTCAATGAGTAATCTGGATAGGCCGCATTACTGTCGCCCATGTAGCAAATTTTTACGTTTGCTGGGAATACGGTAGGCCCACTTATAAGCATTACGTTTCTCATGGCATATGTTAAATTGTTATACCCAAAGGCCCCCAAGCCGCCAATATACCAAGCACTGTTTGGAACTGCGGCGTTAGTTGGCTCTTGTTTTAATATTATTGAGCCGTTTCTTGCGACAACTAAAAGCCCCTCGTCAGACCCCGCAGCGGAACCGTGGTAAGAGATAGTTATTGTATCAAACGCTTGTGAAGCCGCATTCTCAGTTTGAACCGTTGGCGTATTTTCAGCGGCGTTAGTGCCATCTGCTTGCGTGGCTTTCCAGCTTTTCGTTGAGTTTGTGTGGGCGATTGTTAAAGAAGACCCTGCCGCCGAGCCTAGCAGTATCGCAAGAAAACCAATAGTTGTGGTGCTTGCGGCTGTTGCAAACGCCGCCGAGCTAACCTCTACTTGTAAAGTAAAACCCGACACAGCAGGGCGAAAAGTCCCGCCCAAAAACCCTTCAATTACAGTTTTTGACCAACTTACATTTGCATTCTCAACAGGCAATGTAAAAGCCCCTCCAGAATACGTTAAAGAGCCAGAAGTGGCGGTTGACCCCATCAATGAAGAAGAGGCACCGCTAAACTGCTCTACCACGCGAGCATCGTTAGACCCAAATTTAAATATAAAATCTGGATAAACAGGATCGCCCGAGCCTCCGTTTATTGATTCGGATAACGGCTGAGAAAAACCAGCGCCCGTTGATGAAGTCAAACTGCGCGTGTTGTCCATGTCAGCTATGTCTGTTTGAAGGGTTGCCCATTATCTGCCAATCCCATACAGGACTAGTTCCGCTGGTTAAAACACCCTTTATTTTAACGTCAGTTCCAAAATACACATTAACCATGTTACTGGCTGTAAACGCTAACACTGTAGTTGAAGACGATGTTCCTAGAATGTCTCTAAAAACACCGTCTGCGCCTTTAAACTGCCACGTAAGTGTGGCCCCACCTGCGGTGTCTGCGTGAGCAGATAGCGTAGACCAACCCCGACAAGACACCTCATCGGTATCGCCGTTGGCCGTTAGCGTCCCAAAGCCTACATAATTTGAAGTTGCCATAAATTACTCCCTATTATGCAAATTAGTCACTAAATGGAGTTACTGCGGTAGCTGTGGTGAGCAAGTCGCCATTAACAAGCCAGTTGGCGGTAAGGCTTGAGCCATAAACCGCTGTAATTTCTAGGTAACTCCCTGTAAGTCCCCCCTTAGTGCCTCCGTTTAAAGTAATAACCTTGTTGCTTGCCGCTGGTAGCCAACTTTTAGATGCAGTGTCGGTTTTGTGAATTAAGACCTGTCCCATCATTGTGTTAGCGGCGTTAGCTGTAATTGTTATTCCAGTGGCAGCGGTTTGATAAATAAATATTTTAAAAACCGCTCCTATGTCAAAATCCTCATCAGCAGATGCCGTAAGTGCACTTTTTATGGTGGGCAGTGTTATTGCACAATCGGCATCGTTTATACCGATAATCCTACCTGCGTGTTCTTTAGTTGTTAGCGCAATAGGCGCACTCACCAGTAAAAACGCGCCAGCTCCTGTGTTTAAAAAACCGTTTTTAGATTTAACTGGGCCTGAAAATGTAGTTAATGCCATGATATGCTACCTTTTACGAAAGGATTTTGCCTTGAAGTCTTCGTAACGTCCGTCTGGGCGGTCTTCAAAGCTATTGTTTCCAGATTGAACCTTGAGTTTACCGTAATTAGTTAAAGATGCAACCCATAAAAAAACCGCCCGAAGGCGGCTTAGTTGAACCTCAGTGAGCTTACGCCCCTGCGCTTCCAACAATACCAAGAGGGTCAGATACACCAAAGGAGTACCGTTCTCTTGCCTTGTATCGAGCATTGCCCGTATCAAAATCTCCGTCCATAGACGTTGACATTGCGGTTCGGGTAAAGTGCTTCAAGCTATTTGGAACATCCGTGGTCAAGAACCAAGCGGCGTTGTCCGTTAGGTAATGGTTAATACCATATCCTTCGGGAATAGCACCGTTAGTTCTAATTGCATTGATGTCGTTATCCGCTGTGCTTACACGCAGTTCTGTTTCCAGAATACGAGTTGCAACAAATTGCAACGCAGAGGGGATAACTAACTTTTTAGGACGAGAAGCGATCAAAAGACCACGTTCGTCTGTCCATGCACCGATTTGAATTACCGCAGCTTCCAGAGAGGTTTCACTCAAATCTGCTGGGGTTGCCAACAAGTTTGAGTTTACACCGCCGCTAACCAGCGGATGTGAAGCAGAAAACAACACTTGCCCGTCACCATAAGTAGTGCCAGAAAAACCGCCATTAAGAATAGCAGCCGCCTTTACTTGCTTAGTGTACGCCATTGCCCGTGCCAATGCTTTGGTATAACGAGATGACAAAGAGCCATACAAGTTATCCTCAACAGCTTCCTCGGTAAGAGAAAAGCCCATCGCAATAGTTTCATGGGCATAACGAGCCGTCCATGCTTCTTGTGCGTTGTCGTAGGCGATTGCGGAACCTTCATCCTTTACAGGAGCGGCACCAAAGCCTGAAAGTTTTGTTTCTTCTTCAAAAGAACGGTCAGAAGATTCGTCTTCAAAGATCATCTTATGCTCTTGTTCGTACTTCTTGTACTCCAGACCGAACAAGGCGTTAAGCCCCGGCAGGAGTTCCTTTAATAGCTGTGCGCGTGAAATAGCCATTGTTATTTACTCCTTTATGCCAGACCGAGTGCGGTGTTGTACTGATGTACGATGAACTTGCAAATGACTTCGGTATACAACCCGTTGGCATCTGTAGAGTCTTCGACTACATCAACAACCCGCAAAGGGAATGTCGCGGTGGTGGCGGCTGTATTGTTTGCAGCTACCTTGGAATTGCCTGATGCTATAACACCTGCGTTCTGTACTAGCTGTAAGTTACCACCAACTAGATCGGCTCTTGCCTTACCGACAATAACTGTTGTGCCTGACACAATAGCCACTTTAAACAAAACATCAGGGTCGTCACAAACATAAGCAACTGCGTCTGTTGCTACTTGAGAGGCAGGCCAATACTGACTTTGGGTAAACCCACGAACAGAATCAGTGTACGAACATCCAAGAAAAATACCAACGGGTGTGGCTGCTGTGGTTCCAACATCTTTTTCCACATTACCGGAGGTTACCAGTTTAACTAGATCGCCATTAAATACACTTGTGGCGTATCCGTTTAAGATCGGGATTTGGCGCGTTGCGCCAGCAAACACTTGACCCCCGATCAAGTTGATGGGCTTTAGCCCGTATGGAGCAGCTACTGCTGTCATACTTGTGTACTCCTAAAGTTAATTACCGTTTCCGAAAGAGACCTTTGACTGCCGCTCATTGAAAAGAGGCATCCTTGAGTCATTCTCTCGCATTAAGTTGTTATCGACTGATTCCATTTGCGATTTTGCCTGATTGTTGTAGTAGGCGGATCGCTCCTCAATCATTTCTA